TATCCAGTTGATAACGGATGAGATAGACAGTTTGGAAGATGCCTTAAAAGGTTTTGAAACTTGTGAAGATGATGGCATGGACTACGATGCTCTATGCCGGGTACAAGGTATCAGCCGATACGCATAATACACGATTATGCAACGCACGACAGCCCTACAGACGGATTGAACGGCAACCGATAGCGAGAATCGGGTAGGGTACTATTGATTGGTTCTTTGACATATTGATACGATAAAAAGATATATTTCTGCGAAGGCACGTAAGCGAAGCCAGTGATGGTGGATAGTGGTGGGTGCAAGTGGAACGGAATTGACACCGATAGCAACCGA